ACCGACACCACGGACGCCAAGGGCAGCAGCAAGGACACCACGTCCGGCAGGACCAGCAACGGCAAGGGCGCGGACGCGGTCGGGTCTTCCGCCAAGCCGTCCAACGCCGGCGACACCAAGACCGGCAAGACCCGAAAGAGCAGCAAGGACAGCAACCCGGCCGCCAGCGGCACGCCGATCAACACCCAGCCGTCCCGCGAAGCCGGATACCGCGACGGATCCCGCACCGCCAAGGCCACCGCCCACGTCAAGGCCTACCGCGACGGCTTCAAAGACGGCCACCACGACACCAGCAAAGCCGCCGAACGAGAGAAGCAGCGTCTCGACGAGGCGCACGAGGCACGCAAGCAGCAGCGAGCAAAGGACCAGCCCGTGACCGCCTCCAGCGCCGACCACCAGCCCCAAGGCCCCCAGCCCATCGACGTCAAAGAGGTCACCGACACCCACGTCACCCTCGACAGCGGGAAGACCTACACCCGCGGCGAGGTCCGCAACCTCAAGCAGTACGAACGCCGCATGGCCGTGAAGGCCACCAACATGGGCAAGGCCGCCGAAGGCACCCGCCAGCTCGAGGCCCACGCCGAACAGCAAGCCGACAAGGCCTTCAAGTTCCTCGAGATGGCCAAGACCGTCGAAGGCGGCGACCGGTTCGTCGGCATCCTCACCCGCCTCCACGAGGCCGCCACCATCCAGATCCGCGAAGCCCAGGAACTCCACAAGCGAGTCGTCCGCGCAGCTGAGAACACCCGCGTCGTCCTCGTCAACGTCGAGATCCGTTACGGCGGGATCTACAAGGCCGTCTGCGAAAGCCCCCTGACCAAGCCCGCCGAACTCAACTGGTACAGGAAGTAGCCCCCATGGCAGACACCCGCTACGAACAGTTCCTCCGGCTCGTCACCGACTTCGGCAACGAGATCATGGCCGACGCCGAAGCCCTCCGCGGCTGGTCCCAGTTCATCGACGGCGAATCCCGCGACACCGCCCACGTCGCCGACATGATCTCCGCGAAGCGCGTCGACAAGGACACCGTCGGCGAAACCCAGGAACTCGCGAAGATCATGCTCGGGGTGTCCGAGCAGGCCATCCAATACGCCTCCGCCGGGGACACCACCACCCGCCTCGCCCGAGCCAGCCACGACGAAGCCGTCAACAGCCACCAGGCCATCAGCGAGCAGGTCAACGCCTCACCCGCAGTCGGCATCCACGACGTCGACAACGACTGGCTCACCCAGGAATAGCCCCGCTACGCCCGCCCCCGAACCCGCCGCACCCTCGAAGGAATCCCCGATGAGCATCAACGCGAACACCACCAGCCAGCCCGCCGCCAGCACCACAGAACGCCGTATCGCCAGCATCACCAGCGCCGCCCCCATCGTCATCGGCATGGGCTCCCCCTTCCTCGACGGCAGCGCCGCCTTCCTCACCACACTCGCCTACGGCAGCGTTGCCGCCCTCACCACCGCCAACTACATGAACCGGCTCCCACCCGGCCTGCAGAACCATCTCCCGGCCGCCGACATCCTCCGCGCCCACCGCACCCCCCTGGCCATCTCCACCCTCACCAGCGGCATGGCACTCGCCCTCGGCGTCCTCCAGGGCCCCGATGGCGCCGACGCCCTCCTGGCCGGCTTCCTGACCCCGCTCAGCGTGCCAGGCATCGTCTCCCTCGGCTGGTGGGCCGCCGTCGGCTTCGTCCCCCTCAAACTCCGCAAGGTCCTCGGCCGCGTCCGCATCCCCAAGCAGCCTGCTCCCGCGGCCGATGCACCCAGCCCCACACCCGAACCCCTCACCCCCGCAGAGCAGATCGCCTACCGCTGGCACCAGATCGTCTCCAACCGGGAAACCGGCACCCACAGGGGCCAGAACATCGAGATCCGCACCCTGTCCACGATGCGCTGGCAAGGCACCATCACCGCCCCCGCAGGCCAGTCCGTCACCGTCACCGCCGACACCGTCTCCAGCGCCTACCAGTCCACCCCCTACCAGGTCCGCGCCGCCTGGATCCGCTTCGAGGACGGCGCCCACTCCGGCGAACGCCACATCACCGTCAACCTGGTCCCGCCCCTCGAACTCGACACCAACACCCTCCAAGGCGCCTGGCGCAAGTGGGCCGCACGCTCCGGCGGCGTCATGGCCGGCACCCACCTCGAAGACGTCCAGACCGACCCCAACACCGGCGGCGAAGTCGCCCACGTCACCGCAGGAGAGAACCTCGACAAGCTGCCCGTCCCCGACCGGGCCGCCCTCGCCGGCGCCCTCCGTACCAACACCCTCCTCTGCTCCTACGCCCCCGTCCCCGGAGACCCCCGCCGCGGCATCATCCGCCTGATGAAGCACAACCCCCTCAAGAAGGGCGTCCCGTTCCCCGGCACCCACGTCCTGAAGATCTCCAAGGGCGGCTACGTCCAGATCGGCCAGCACGTCTCCGGATTCCCCGCCCGCATCCAGTTCGTCGACCCCAAACTGGGCGCCAAGCACCTCTTCATCGCCGGGGTCACCGGATCCGGCAAGGGCGGCCTCATCCAGATCGTCGCCCTCGCCGACCACGTCAACGGCCACGCCATCATCTACGCCGACCCCAAGGGCTCCTCCAACCCAGACGTCGAAGAGATGGCCTGCTACCCCGGCCTCGGCGAAGACGGCTGCATGGGAGCCCTGCGCGTCGCCTACGCCCTGCTGCAGTGGCGGATCGAAGAGTCCGCGCGGCTGAAGATGAAGAACTTCATCGCCACGCCCGAACGCCCCTGGGTCCGCGTCATCCTCGACGAAGCCCACGTCCCACTGTCCGAACTGGTCCAGTACCGCAAGGAAGCCCGGATCATCGTCGAAGCCCTGGCGGCCAAGGCCCGCTCGCTCGGCATCATCCTGACCGTCGTCAACCAGGCCGTGAACGCCGACAAGCTCGGCGGCTCCACCGCCTTGCGAACCAACGTCATCCAGGGCGGCTCCCTCGTCATGCTCCGCACCGACTCCGACCAGAGCAACCTCGTCACCACCGGCTTCGAAGGCGTCGACCCCGGCCAGATCCCCGCCGCCTGGGACGTCGACCGCCCGCTCATCTACGACGAGAGCATCGCCCTCCAGGACCCCGAATCCACCTTCGGCCTCGGCTACACCCTCGGCCCCGGCGGAGCCGCCGAAATGATGCGCGACTTCATCCTCGAGTCCGCCGCCCCCTACATCGACGAGACCGCCATCGCCTACCCCGCCGACTGGCCCGACTGGGACAACCGGCACGAGATCGCCCAGACGTCCATCCTCGGCGACGACGAAGACGAGGGCATCGTCATGGAAAGCAGCACCGGCGGCAGCGCCACCCTGGCCGGCCCGCCGAAGGAACCCACCGCCGACGAGAAGATCCTCGCCGTCCTCCAGGACGCCGCCGACCCGATGGGCGAAGAGGTCATCTACACGCACAAGGACGACATCGAGAAGCTCGCCGCGCTCACCACCTCCACCCTTGAGAACCGGCTTTCACGGCTGGTCAAGGAGGGGCGAATCCACCGCATGCCCGGCAGCGGCCAGGCCGTCCGCGGTAAGTACGGCCTCGGCCCCACCCCGAACGACGCCGCCGCCTGACCGGCCCGGGGGGAAGCGCCTCAGACAAACCCCCGCCCGTACGCCACCATCAGAACTGCACGGCCCGGAGCTCCGGAAGCGTCCCCCCGCCCCAAGCACCGCAAGCCGCGCAACACCCAGCTCGGACCAGCCCACCCCAGGCCCCCGAGCACAACGGCCCCGCCAGTCATCCCCAGACCGGCGGGGCCGACCCATACCCGCACACGGGACCGCCCGGGGGGAAGGCAGCTCAGACAAACCCCCCAACCTGCGACAGCATCAACACCAAGCCGAAGTGCTCCGGCCGCGTCCGCCCCAAGCACCCAGGCACACCACGGCCCCGCCCGCCCAACTTCCCCGGGCAGCGGGGCCGGCCCGCAGACGAGGGAGCCGAACGTGCACGACCAGCCCACCGCGCTCGAGGAATACGACTGGCCGACCTGCAGCACTCCCCAATGCGGGCGGCAACTCTGGATCACCGAAACCGGACGCCAGGCCTGCCGCCCCTGCGAAGACGCCACCAGCCGCCGCATCACCGAACTCCCCGCCCTGTTCCGGCAGCTCAACACCACAGCCGCCCTCATGCGCGGCGCCAGCCGGATAGGCGGCGGCAACTCCGGCAGCAAAACCCCGCCCATCCCGCCCCGGCTCGAAGTTCTCGCCCTCGTCGGCCCCGGCGGCGTCGCAGCCCGACTCCGGGACATCGAGGACTCGTGGCGCAACGCGCTCGACTGGCCCATCGCTCCGTGGCGCGGCAGCCCGGCGCAGGCCGTCCCCGCCCACGCCAAGTTCCTTGCCGACAACCTGCTGTGGGCATGCGGGTCCTACGAATCCGTCGGCCAGGACATCGACGACCTCCGTAAACTCCACGGCGAATGCACCGCCATCGTCAACAACGAACGCCGACCCGGACGCGTCGCCATCGGCCTATGCCCCACCCGCACCAACGACACCCTCTGCGGACAGCCACTCACCGCCACAGCCGCCTCCCACCGCGTCCGATGCGGCACCTGCGGAAGCCGCTGGGAAACCCTCGGAGAGTGGCGCCAGCTTCGCACCGCACAAGAGCAAGTGCTCGCTGAAACGGCAGGAGTCGCGGCGTGACCGGCCGCTCCCTCCCGGTGCTGCAGCCCACACTCCGCATGTGGCAGATCCTCCGCCACTGCTACCGCGGCGAAGACCCCGTCGCCGTCCTCGGACGCGGCCTCGACATGCTCGCCCAAGCCGACGGCCACCTCCACCCCGGCGGCAGCATCAAAACCGGGATCGGCGGCAGGCCCACAGTCAGAAGGCAGCCGTGAGCGAGATCGCCGACTTCCTGCGGGCCCGGTACACGGAAGATGGCGCAGCGATCCGCGCCAACTGGAATGCCAGCGGCATCACTTCGCAGCGGTATCAGGGCACCCCTATCGACCCGACGCGGCTCCTTGCCGACCTCGACGCCAAGCTCGCCCTCATCGACGACCTGCTCGCCGAGGGCCATCAGACGGTCGATGACGAGTGGTACACCTGCCCCGCCGTCGTCGACCAGCAACTGGGTTTCGAGTCGGGACGTGGCGGCCCCTGTGGCTGCGGACGTGACAGGCGCGTCAACCGGCGACTCGCCATCCTTGCCCTGCCCTACGCCGGATACCCCGACTACCGGAACGAGTGGGCGCCGTGAACGAGCAGCCCAAAGCCGCCGCCGATCACCGATGAACACAGCGGCCGAGAGGTGCCCAGGAGAGACGGGCTTGACAGATCGCCCATCTGTAAGTCACATTCTTGATCGTGGCACACGAGTCACAACACGCTCCTTAAGCCCCCGCCGTGAACACACCGGTCGGGGGCTTTCTCGTACCACGAGGAGGTGACGTGGTCGCCTACCCCAACCCAGACGGCATAGAAATCCACTTCGCCCAACTCGAAGGCAGCCGCGACCTCGGCGACCTCTGGGAAGCCGCCCGCACCGCAGGCGTAAAACCCGGCACCATCCGCGTCTGGATGACCAGAGGAAAGATCGAACCCGTCCTCGACGGCCCAGCCGGCCAGTACTTCCACCTCCCCACCATCCGGCAAGCAGCAGCAGGCGGCGCCAAACACCGCCCCGCCGACCCCGCCGCAAACAGCCGCGGACCCCACGCCCGCGCCGCCTGATCTCCCTGCGGTGGGCGCCGCAGGGACGGGCCTCGAAGCGCACCGCGCTCGGCCCACGTCCGCCCGGCCCTTGGGAAGGGGACCGGGCGGACACAAACCCCGAACGTCCCGCCGCCCAATCGGACCCCCGCCGAGGGCGGCGGGACTCGCCAACACCCCCACACCAGGAGAACCGTGCGCCGCCCCCTCATCACCGCCCTGTTCGTCGCCGCGTTCCTCGTCGGACCCGTCGCCTGCACCCACGACAACCCCAGCCCCGCACCCAGCACCACGACGGCAACACCGAGCAAGCCGCCGAGCACGGCGCCATCCACGACACTCCAGCCGACCCCGCCCGTGTCGCCTTCGCCCACGCCCACGCCGACCACTGCACCGAGCGCGCCGAACCCCACACCCAGCGCCACCACGCCATAGACCTGGGGGTGCCATGCGCCGCATCCTCACAACCGCCGCACTCGCCGCCGGCCTCCTGCTCGCCAGCCTCACCGCACCCACCGCGGCCGGCAGCACCCCGACCTGGCACCTACGCTTCACCGACGGATTCAACACCCCCGTCGCCAAGGGCCGTTTCACGGACTGCAATCACGCCGTGGACACCCCGAAGGCGTACTGCGGCGGCCTCACCGGCACCGTCCGCGCCAGCTGGTGGGCGTACCCCGCGGGCTGGCCCGACACCGCCACCCAACGCCACTATCCGGTCGGCGGCTACTACGACCCCGCCACCACCCTGTGGATCTCCGGTGGACAGCTCCACATCCGCATGTGGCGCGGCGCCTCCGGCCCCGTCCACTCCGCGACCGTCGTCCCCAAGGCCCTGATGGGCCAGCGGTACGGCCGGTACGAGGAACGATGGCGCGTCTCCAAGGCCGCGACCGGCTACAAGAGCGCGCACCTGCTCTGGCCCGTGACGGACAGCGCCTGCCCCAACTGCGAAATCGACTTCCCCGAAGGTAACTGGACGGGCAGCGTCAACGGCTACGCCCACCACCTCAACAGCATCGGCGGCGACCAGGACGCCTACGACGCCCGCGCAAAGTGGACCGACTGGCACACCACGGTGATCACCTGGCAGCCCGGCAGCGTCACCCTGGCCATCGACGGGCGCACGGCCGGCCACAGCACCACGGCCGTCCCCAACACCGCCATGAGCTGGGACATCCAGAACGAGACCGCCCTCGAAGGGCCAGCCCCGGCACCGAACACCAGCGCCCAGATGGACATCGAGTACGTTAAGGGCTGGTCGTGGAGCTGACGTCGGAGGAAGCATGACTACGCGCTATGTGCTGCTGCTGTGGCACCTGGACCGCTCCGGCATCCAGCAGGCTTTCGGGCCCTACGACAGCGAGGCTGAAGCCGAACGCGCTCGCGACGGACTCAAGACGTGGCCCGCACTCAACGCCGCCACAAACGCCGACTGCTGGACCATTCAGCCCTGCACGGCAACAGCTTGACCGTCAGCCCAGCGACGCGGCGAACTTCCCCGCCTTCGCTTCAGCCGACGACACGGTGACCTTCCCCCGGTGCGAGATCTCCACCTGGTAGAACTTCGAGCCCTCCGGGACACCCGGCACCTTCACGGCGAACACGCACGGAGCCGTCGAATCCTCGCTGGCGTATCGGCCAGCACCCAACGCGCCCGTACCGAGAACCTTCCCCTCAGCGTCGTACACCGTTACCCCGGCGCCCTGACGGATGTCGCCATAACCGTCCGACCCGCCGCACGCCTTGTGGTCGAAATCCAGCGCCGTCGGATCGGTCAACGTCATCGACCCCCGCAGCGTGAACGTCTTCGGCGCGCTCGATCCGCCGTCGGACAGGCCCCACACCAAACCCACGGCGCCCGCCCCAACGACAAGACCGGCAAGCCCGGTCACCAGCGGACGCGGCCAACGCCTCCCTGCAGCAGGCGGATTCTCGGGCAACGGCGGCACGGCAGGCGCATCGGTCAGCTCAGACATGCCGCGAATGATGACAGCCCACACACAAGGCGTACACGCCAACGACCAGATCGTGACCAGCGCGGAAGGAGTTGACGGTGCCGTCCATCGTCCAGAACATCGCCCTCGGCAAGGTCGCCTACTACGCGTCCCTCCCCGCCGCCAACGACGCCCTCATCGCCGTGCCCATCGAAACCGCAGGCATCGTCTCCGATGCAACCATGCGGGACTACCACGACCTGCAGACCCTCCTCGCCGGCGCGAGCAACGAGCAGACGACCATGGGCCGCAAGACTTTGTCGGGCGTGACCGTGACCGTCGACGACACCAACGACCGCGTGGCTGTCGACTCCGCAGACATCGTCTGGACAGGTGCAACGGGCAACCCGATCAGCGCGATCGTCATCTGCTACGTGCCCGACAACACCGCACCGAACGACGCGACAACGATCCCGCTGACGAAACACGATTTCGCTTTGACCCCCGACGGCAGCGATATCGCAGCAACTGTTGCGGACTTCTACCGCGCCAACAGCGCCGCCTGACCCCGGCCGCCCGGGAGGGATGAACCATGGCGCTCATCTCCACCCTCGTCGACGACTTCAACGACGGCATCGTCGACCCCGCGAAATGGCCCAACAGCTTCGGCACATACTCGGAGGTCGGCGGCCGCGCCCGCGTCTCCTGCGACACCGGCTTCAACGCCTACAGCTCAGCCCTCGCGTACACGCTCGCCGGATCCTCGATCTACCTGCGCGGCTACCCGCCCGCGGCAGGAGGCGCCACCACCGAAGCGTGGGCGCAGATCCTCATCAAGTCGAGCACAGGCGGCACGGACCTCGGCTTCGAGCTGAGAGCGTTGACCGGCGAACTCGTCATGTTCTCCCGCACCGGATTCTTCGACGCCGCAGCCGTGAACATCCCCTACTCGCCAACCGCTCACGCGTGGCTCCGAGTACGGGAAACAGGCGGCACGGTCTCCTGGGACACCAGCCCCGATGCCGCGACCTGGACCACCCGGCGCACCCTCGCCAGTCCGGCATGGGTCGCCGACGCCAATCTTGAGTTCCAGCTCATCGCCCACCGCGACAGCGGCACCGCCGACTTCGCCGAGTTCGACAACGTCAACATCACCGGAACCCGCGTCGCCCTCGGTACGGCCGGCGAGACGGACACCGCGCGGACGCTCGGCGCCCGGAAGACGAAGCTCCCGCCCCTCGCGACCGGCATCGAGACGGCCGTCGCACTGGGCCGACGCAAGACCCACACCCTCACGCCAGCAGCCGAGATCGCGACGGCCGTAACCCTGGGTTCCCGCGTGGGTGACGACGACATCGACGTCACCATCGGCCAGCCCTACAGCCCATGGACCGCAGGCCAACCGACAGGCGCGTCGTGGTCCGTGGGCGAACCGCATTGAGAGGTGGTGGACATGCAACTGCCCGCCACCACCACCGAATACGTCCGCATCCCCGTCACCCCACCTGCCGGAGTCAACATCACCGGCACCCCACCGAAGCTCGCGTTCCTGCCCACCTCGAACCGCGGCAACCCGACGGTCACCGACTGGCAGACCGGGACGTGGGCCAACGGCACCGAGGCGCGGCTCCTCGTCGGACCCGACAGTGGCGCGCTCACCCTGGCCGCAGGCGACTACCGCGTCTACGTGTCCTTCGACCCACCCGGCTCCGAGAACATCGTCCGCCTGTCCGGCTACCTCGGCATCACGTAGAGGGAGGATCGCGTGAGGAAGCGCAAGCCGCCGCACCGGCAGCCACGCGGGCCACGCGCCACACTCCCCACCGCGCGACCGCAGACACCAGGCCCGCCATGCGGACCCAACCTGCACCCCGAGATCAGCAGCGACCCGTGGTGGACCCACAACCACAACCTGTGCGGATGCTGGCACCAACACGACGAATGCCCCTGCGATCTCGTCGCCCACGTACCCGCCCACCTCGCAGCAGGCTGCACCTGCTGACCGCAGCGAGGAGGCCGCCATGCCACGACGAACCGGCTGGCGCGTCTGCTCAACACCGCGATGCCCCGAGTTCACGGACAAGGGCGGCAAGTGTGACGGCTGCCGATCCGAGGCAGAGCAGCGACGTGGCACGGCACGGCAACGCGGATACGGCAAGCAACACGAGCAGCGCTTCAGACCCGGCGTGCTGGCCCGCGATCCACTGTGCGTCTGTGCCGAGGAGAGCCACGGTCACGGCTCACCCTGCGGCCAACGATCCGTACACGCCGACCACTGGCCACTCAGCCGACGCGAGCTCACAGCCCAAGGCCTGGACCCCGACGACCCGAAGCACGGACGCGGACTGTGCCAGAGCTGTCATGCCAAGGAGACCGCCGTTGCCCAGCCGGGAGGATGGAACCAGTGACCGCGCTCGGCATCCTCCTCGCTCACCTGGTCGGCGACTACCTGACCCAGTCCCACTGGATGGCAACCGAGAAGACCAAGCGCTGGTGGCCAGCATGGGCGCACGCCATCACCTACGGCCTGCCGTTCATCCTCATCACGAGGTCAGTGCCGGCTCTCGTTGTGATCGTCGCGACTCATGCAGTCATCGATCACTACCGGCTTGCTCGGCACATCGTCTGGGCCAAGAACTTCCTCGCCCCAAAGGCCTACTGGCACCCATGGTCAGAGTGCTCGGCGACGGGCTACCACCAGGACCAGCCGGCCTGGCTCGCCGTCTGGCTGATGATCATTGCCGACAACACCATGCACCTGGTGATCAACGCGGCGTCGGTGCGGTGGCTGTGATGGTCACTCCCGGTGACGGAGGCTTGATCATCCCCACCCGGGGGACGGTCCAAGGTGATTCACTCTGGACCGCCGGGGAGGGACACAAGGTGTGCGTCAAATTCAAAACTTTCAGAGATCAACTTCGCCTTGATCGTTAGTCACGTACCGTGACAGTCCGGAGCAAGATCGGGAACAGTGGGCGGCCCGCGATCGTTGAATTGACGTGAGCAACTCCCGTCTCTGCCGCGGCTGTCAGCAGCCGTTCCCTATCGGTGCGCGCGAGCGCAACCCGCGTGTTTGGTGCAGCGACTCGTGCCGCCGGTGGGCGGGTCTTCATCCGGGCGAAGTACGATCCACGCAGCGAACCTGCATGGGGTGTAAGGCCGACATCTCCCATCGGCCGATGCAAGCCAAGTGGTGCTCGAAGCGCTGCTTCGAGACCGTCAAGGGGACGCGGCGAAGTACGCCACTGCTGGGCGCCATCTGCGCTCTCGCGGAGTGCGGAGCCCCTTTCCAGCCGAAGCAGGAAGGGCAGCGCTGCTGCTCGGAGAAGCACGGCAAGCTCCAATACAACCGCGAGTCGCGCGCCGACGGACGTCAGAAGTCCTCGGTGTGGAACGACAAGCGCCGCGACAACTACCACCGCCGCCGGGCCTTGAAGAAGGCCACGGCAACTGGCGAACCGGTGCTGTTCGCGGAGATAGCGGAGCGGGACCGCTGGCGTTGCTCCCTCTGTAAGAAGGTCGTGAATCCGGCGGTGAAGTGGCCGGACCCGAAGAGCCCGAGCCTGGATCACGTGGTGCCGCTCTCGAAGGGCGGCGCGCACGATCCCTCGAATGTCGCCTTGGCGCACCTGGGGTGCAACACGGCGAAGAACAACCGTGGCGGCGGCGAGCAACTGATGCTGATCGGCTAAGCACCGTGCGGGAGGATATGGCAGCCTCCCTGCGTTTCGCCTGCAGTACGACACCGGAGCCCCCGCATCGTCGGGGGTTCCGCCATGTCTGGACCGGCTGTGCGCAAGGCCAGCCGGGTGTGATCGCCGCAATGGCGTGATCAAGGAGTTCGACATGCAGTGGTTTCTGCTGGGTACGGCGCTGTGGCTTGTGCTGGGCGCCCTTTCCTCGGTGACCTCGGTCGGTAAGGAGAGGAAGCCGATCTCTGGAGGTACGGCCGCCGTAGGAGTGCTGATCCATGGGGCGTTGGCCGCCGGGCTGATCGTCGCTGCAGTGGGGTGGTCGCATGCCTAGCGGCGGTGCGCGTGCACGCTCCGGTCCTGCCCCTGACCCGACTGCGCTGCGGCGTGACCGGGATGCCGGCGAGTGGACGATCCTGCCTGCGGAGGGCCGACAGGGCGCAACGCCCGAGTGGCCGCTGACCGAGCAGACGATCCGTGAAGCCGACCTGTGGGGCGCCTTGTGGCGGAAGCCACAGGCGATCATGTGGGAGCGGTATGGCCAGGAGTTCGAGGTGGCGCTGTACGTGCGCCGCTTCTCCGAGGCCGAGTTGATGGACTCCCGGGTGAATCTGTCGACGCTAATCCGGCAGATGGCGGACTCGCTGGGTCTGACGACGCCGGGGATGCGGGCGAACCGGTGGCGGATCGCGGTCGATGAGGTCGCGGAGCGCCGTGAGGGGGCCGGGAAGCAGCAGCCGGCCACGCGGCGCGCGGCTCGGGATCGTTTCAAGGTCGTGCCCGGTGACGGGGGCGAGTGAGCAGGTCGTCCAGTGGCCCACGCTCGGCTTTCTGATCGCGGACTGGGTTGAGGCGCACTGCGTCATCCCGGACGGGTTCTCTGCTGGTGAGCCGTATGTTCTGACGGACGAGATGCTGTGGTTCTTCCTGAACCACTACCGGGTGAAGCCCGGGGCGACGCGCGAGCGCTCGATGTTGTCGCCAGCGTCGGCGTTCCATTTCCGGCGTAGCCAGCTGGTCCGTCCGCAGAAGTGGGGCAAGGGACCGTTGACTGCCGCGCAGGTCTGCGTGGAGGGTGTCGGGCCTGCCGTGTTCGCCGGTTGGGCGGCTGGCGGCGAGGTCTACGACTGCCGGGTTCACGGCTGCGGCTGTGGCTGGGTGTTCGAGTACGAGCCGGGCGATCCGATGGGTATGCCGTGGCCGACGCCGCTGATTCAGATCACGGCGTTCTCGGAGGAGCAGACCGACAACATTTACGGCGCCCTCAGGCCGATGATCGACAAGGGTCCGTTGTCGGAGCTGATTCCGAAGACGGGCGAGGAGTTCATCCGCCTTCCGGGTGGCGGCCGCGTCGACACGGTGACGTCGTCGGCCCAGTCTCGCCTCGGCCAGCGCGTGACGTTCGTGCCTCAGGACGAGACTGGCATCTGGACGACTGAGAACAAGATGCAGAAGGTTGCCGATACGCAGCGGCGTGGCCTGGCGGGTATGGGTGGCCGGTCGACGGAGACGACGAACGGCTGGGACCCGTCGGAGAACAGCGTGGCGCAGCGGTCGTTCGAGGCGAAGGTCCAGGACATCTTCCGGGACTTTCGCAAGGCGCCGGCCGATCTGAACTACGCCAAGAAGACGGACCGTCGGAAGATCCATAAGGCGGTGTACGGCGACTCCTGGTGGGTCGACCTCGACGCGATCGAGGCCGAGGCCGCGGAGTTGCTGGAGCGTGACCAGGCGCAGGCGGAGCGGTTCTTCGGGAACCGGATCACGGCCGGTACCGGTACATGGCTGGCCCGGGATCGTTGGGATCTGCGGGCGGTACCCCGTGAAGTCCCGGACGGTACGCCTGTTGTCCTCGGCTTCGACGGCTCGGACATCGACGACTGGACCGGCATCCGCGCCGAGACGCTGGACGGCTATCAGTTCACACCGGTGTACAGCTCGCTGGAACTGCCGACTATCTGGGATCCAGCCGAGTGGGGCGGTCAGACGCCGCGGCTTGAGGTAGATGCGGCGGTGGATGAACTGATGCGTCGCTATCGGGTGGTGCGCATGTACTGCGATCCGCCGTACTGGCCAACCGAGGTCGATACCTGGGCGGAGCGGTACGGCGAGAAGCGCGTGGTCCGCTGGTACACGCACCGGGATGTTCAGACGCATGCGGCCTGCGAGCGCCTGTTGACGGACGTGACAAAGGCCGACAGCGGATTCACGCACGACGGTTGCGAAGACACATCGGCGCACGTGGGGCACGCGCGGAGGGCGGCCCGCACCGCTGGCCGCTACGTGCTCCGGAAGGCCGCGCCCCATCAAAAGATCGACATGGCGATGGTGTCCATCCTCGCCCACGAGGCGGCGGGCGACGCAATCGCAGCTGGCCAGGCCCGGCCGAAGGTTTCCCGGAAGACGACTGTGATGCGCTGACGATGACGGGGGTGACCTGTGGCCCTCGACCTCGAGCCGGATGCCTGGCTGAAGCGGCTGATTGCGGCGCACGACAACGACCTGCCGCAGCTGCGGTTGATGGACAGCTACTACGAGGGCACGCAGCCTCTGTCGTATCTGGCGCCGGAGATCCAGTCGGAGCTGTCGGACCGGATGCGGCAGCTGGTCATCAACTGGCCGCAGCTGGTCGTCGATGCGCTGGATGAGCGGCTGGACGTCGAGGGTTTCCGGTACGCGGACTCGGAGACGACGGCCGAGGATCTGTGGTCGGTGTGGCAGGCCTCCGACATGGACGAGGGCAGTCAGCAGGCCCACGTTGACGCGCTGGCGCTGAAGCGCTCCTATGTGATCATCGGTGCGAACGAGACCGACGAGTCGACGCCGATCATCACGGCCGAGTCCGCGCTGGAAGTCTTCGCCGAGCGGGATCCGCGGACGCGTCAGGTGATGGCGGCGATCAAGCGGTGGGATGAGCCCGCGGCGGCCGGGTCCGCTCCGGTGAAGTGGGCGACGCTGTATCTACCGAAGAAGCGGTGCACGTTCGAGCAGCAGAAGGGCGTCTGGGTCGAAGTCGACCGGGACGAGCACAACGTGGGCCAGGTGCTGGTGGTACCGCTGGCGAACCGGCCGCGGCTTCGGCATCTGGACGGCACGTCTGAGCTGCGTTCGGTGATTCCGATCTCGGACGCGGCATGCAAGATCGCCTCGGACATGATGGTGTCTGCGGAGTATCACGCGATGCCGCGCCGGTGGGCGACGGGCATGTCCCGGGATGATTTCGCCGACGAGAACGGGCAGCCGCTCGGCGCAATGTCGTCACTGGCGGGCCGTCTGTGGGTGAACGAGGGCGAGAGCGTCAAGTTCGGCCAGTTCCCCGAGGCGCAGCTCTCGAACTTCCACGAGACGATCAACGTTCTTGCCCGGCTGGTGGCCGCCCTGACAGGCCTGCCTCCCGCGTTCCTCGGCCTGGCCACCGACCAGCCGCCGTCGGCGGATGCGATCCGTGCGTCGGAGGCCCGCCTGGTGAAGCGTGCGGAACGCAGGCAGCGGGCGTTCGGTGAGGCGTGGGAGAGGGTGATGAGGCTCGTTCTGCTCGTGCGGGACGGCGACTTGGACCCGCGGACCCGCAAGCTGGAGACGGTCTGGCGGGACCCGGCGACGCCGACCTACGCCCAGAAGGCGGACGCGGTCGTCAAGCTGCACACCAGCGGCATTCTGCCGACGGAGCAGGCCTGGGAGGACCTCGGCTACTCGGCGGTGCAGCGGGACCGGATGCGGGGCATGCAGGATGAAGCCCTGACCCGTATGACCGCGATGGATCTACAGCAGCTGTCTACGGCCCAGCCGGAGCCGCAGCCCTTCGAGGCCCCTCCGGGAGGCTGACGTGGCCGTTGTGACGCAGGCGCACCAGGAGGTCGCCGACGCCTACGGGCGGGCCCAGCAGCGGGCTGTCATTCAGACGACGGTCACGCTCGAGCGGCTGTGGAAGGAACTCGCGGCCACGGACCTTTCGCGGTCCTGGTTGGGAGGCTTGGGTGCGGCGATGGTCCGGGCTGTTTCCGTCGGCCAGCTGGTCGCGGCATCGACGGGTCAGCCGTACATCGAGGCGATGGTCCGGATGGACGGGCTGTCGAGCGACTACCTGGAGCAGGCGGCGCGTGTGGATGCCCGGTCGTTTTCGGGTGTCGCTGCGGACGGCCGGACGCTGGACTCGCTGCTGTACCTGCCGGTGATCCGCACGAAGACCCTGATCGGCAATGGCTTGACGCTCCAGGAGGCCATGCTCGCCGGGCAGGCCCAGCTACTACGCATGGCCGCCTCGGAGGTCGCCGATGCGGGCCGCGGCGCGGCCGGTGTGGCGATGGTCGCGAACCGCACGGTGACTGGCTACGTCCGGATGGTCCGCTCGGGGGCGTGCGCACGCTGCGCGATTCTCGCGGGCCGCTGGTACCGCTGGAACGCCGACTTCCAACGCCATAAGCGCTGCCAGTGTTATGGCACGCCCGCGACAGAGGCCCGCCCGGGTCGCCGCACGAACCCGATGTCGTTCTTCAACGGCCTGTCCCGCGCTGAGCAGGATCGCCGGTTCACGATCGGCGGCGCTGAGGCGATCCGGAACGGCGCGGACATCTACAAGGTCGTCAATGCGAGCCGCAGCGTACAAACGCTGGACGCCTACGGGCAGAAGGTCGTAGCCACGCTTGAGGGCACGACGCGCCGTGGGGAGTTCTTCCAGCAGATGCGTCGCGAGGCGGAGCAGAGGACCGGGCAGCGGTTCGCCCGTACCGGCGCCGACGTCGAGCAGGGCCTGCCCCGGTTCCACCTCCGGACGCCACGGCTGACCCCCGGCGAGATTCTGCGGCTGTCCGAGGACCGCGACGAGCTGATCAGGATGCTCAAGCGCTTCGGTTATCTCAACTAGCCGATTCCGGGCAAGGGCCAACCACTGAACTATCACCGAGGGGTCCCGCAATGGGGCCCCTTTCGCATGTCCACAAGAAGGGGCGGACGCAATGTCCACCGAGATCGAGATCACGAAGGTCCCGGCAACCGGGATCGCCTGGTTCAACCTGTCCCGACACGACGACCCCGAGCCGTCCGACCCGGAGCCTGCTCCGGAACCGGCGGACGACCCCGCAGACCCTGAGCCCGAGCCGGATCCTGCAGACGATCCGGCGGACCCCGAGCCCGAGCCGGAGCCCGAGGGCGCCGACAAGCTCGGCGACGCGGGCAAGAAAGCCCTCGACCGCATGAAGGCCGAGAAGGCGGAAGCCCGGAAGGCCGCGGCCGCGGAGAAGAAGCGCGCTGACGACCTCGCCCGCCAGGTCGAGGAGTTCAAGGACCGAGACCGGACCGAGTCGGAGAAGCTCGCGGCGAAGGCCGAACGGGCTGCCCAGCGGGAGGCCAAGGCGACCGCCCGCGCGGTGGCGGCCGAGGTCCGCGCCGCGGCCGGAGAGTTCGCCGACCCGACTGACGCGGT